CGTCATCGTTGAGTTTTGACATTATACTCAACTCAAACTGCATATTGTATGGAACTGGGAGATATGCTTTTTTTATTTCCTTACTATCTTCTACCGATTTTGAAGTAAAATATTGAGTAGTTGTTGATTTTCTTCCGGCATCATAAGTCAGTCCAGTAAATTCAAAAGACATTCTTGGTAATGTAATTTGAACTGGTTTATTTAAGTTTGGTGATTGGTTCAACCTCGCAAGAAATTTTTGAGTAGGACCATATGCGAGAGGAACTTTAATAGAACTGACAACTTGGTCTGAATTATTGGTATGCTTAATTGTAATTTCATTAAATAAAGAACCAAAAGCGATTACAGTTCTTCTTAAAATTTCGTTGTAAAAATACTCAAACATGAGGATTAACTTATAATAGGTTCAATTATTAATTAATATTTATGATTACGGCATTCCGAACGGATTACTTTCATCAAAATCTATAATATCCAATGCTTCTTCCTCAATTTCATCATTTGCAGCAAATCCATCTTTGGAAATTGATGGAAGATCATCAATAGACAATAGATAATGAGATGCATTTGAAGTAGAGCCTACAATATTTTCACCTTTAATAAAATCTCCAGTAATATTGGATACTTGAAGAACTCTAGTAACAGAATTCCAAGATTTTACTCTTGCAGTAACTCCACTCTGAGAACCAGTTACAATCTCATTAAAAACAAAGTTTCCTGTCGATGTTAAAAATGGATTTCCAATAGTAATTGTTGGAGTCTGTGTATATCCAAGACCAGCATTTATAATATTAATTGCAGATATTGAACCAGATGAAGAAATGACTGCTGTTGCTGCAGCAGATACTGATGAAGCACCAGTAAATGTAATTACTGGTGGAGTTATATATCCAGAACCACCATTGGTCACAGTAATTACTCCAACAATTCCATCGCCAATTGTTGCTGTTGCCCTTGCTCCACTACCACCACCGCCAATAAATCTAACGCTAGGTGCTACTGTATATCCAAAACCTGCATTAGTAATCAATACATTTTGTACTGATTTTGCTTTTGGGTCTACATTATCATTGCATACTACAATTCCGCCGATCATTTCTGCAACTGCAGTTGCAGTTTTTCCTCCACTAGGCGCCGAAGTAAACCCAACAGTTGGAATACTTGTATATCCACCACCACGATTAGTAACAGTGACAAATCTTACTCCACCATCAACAATTGATGCAACCGCAGAAGCAGTTACTCCAACCCCAGACATTGTAAGGTTGATAAGATTTCCAATTGGATTCTTCTCAGGATCTGTCGAATCTGCTCCAGAAATAAGGTCATCAATTTCATCAATACTGGTATTAATGAGTTCATCCTCATATCTAAAGAGTTCACACCTCAGTTCATAGGTGTAATTTCCTTGCAATTGGTAAAAAGGTTTCTCATGTTCTACATATTTAATTTCAAAAAGACGATCGCCAAGTGGGAAATAAATTAAATCACCTTCCTTAGGTCTTTGTGAAATTTTTATATTTAATTGATTTTTAATTAGAGGTGCAATATAGTTTTCATATCTCTCTCTAGAGATTGTCAATGAAATTTCATTTAGAGCTTGAATTCCAAATTTTGATAAAATAGTTGGATTATCGGAATATCCATCATAACTATTGACATATGCTTCGATTGGATAAGCAATATCAAATTCCGATTCTATGAGTTCTCTTATTACTGTTTTCTCTGTGATATATTTTCTTGGGAGATAATAAACATCAACTCCATACATTCTCAACTGCTCATTTATTAAGTCTTGGAGAAGACCTTGTTCTGTTTCTGACCCTTGTAAAAAGAATGGATTGAGCATATGCTTTTTAACCGATCATGTCTAAAGGTGGAAGTTCATAAGTATTGGACATTTTTTCCATTAGCATATCTATTTCTCTTTGACCATCCTCAAACATTTGCCTACCATTCAACTCAACCCCGCCAGGCAATTTTACACCGGTAAATTTCATCATATTTTGTCCCCATTGTTTTTTGATGAGGGCAGTTAGATATGGTTTTAAGAAAGAATCATTCCAAACTTTAGAATAATCGTTAGGATCTAAAGTCGAATAGCAATCAATTATAAAATATTGACCTTCTCTGACCGTTGCCCAGTCAATATCCAAATACAATCTATCTTGTCTTTTGTTAAAACGAATTTGCTTTTGGGTATTGAGCAAGAAATCTAAATCTTCCAAATAAGTTTTAACCATAGCATAACTTAAAAGTTCAATAGAACCCCAATAGTAAATATCATTTAAAAATAATTGGTATTTCACACTGAACATATTACTAGTGATGGTATTTGCGCCATCAAAAGTAAAAATTTTATTTACCCCAATAACATTGGGAGGAACTTGAAGATAATTACTATTTTCTTCATAAGCAAAAGTGGTTGCAGTACCAACAATATTTGCTGTTGCAGTTGTTGTTACAATTCCAACTGGAGAGGTTGAACCTCTTGCTCTTCCCCTATCTATATCATCTTGAGTTATTTTATACTTATAAAATGTTGGATAAACACCATCAAAATGACGTTCTTGGAAAAACTGAACAGCATCATCAACCAAGTCTTCAATTTGCTCATCGGCAACGTTAATTTCTAAAACAGGAAAACCTAATTTCCTCTTGCAATAATCGATAAGTTCTTGCCGAGTAGATGGTTGTGCCATTAGATTCCTAAATTAGAAATTACTTCTTGCTGACTTAGATACAATTTGATATAAGATTTGGCAAAATTTCTTAAAGTATCAAGATCATCTATACTATCTATATCTCTAGAAAGTTTCTCATATTCAAATAATTTGGATATGTTTTCTAACACAATTTTATCAGGATCCATTGGACAAATTCCTCAGTAAATTTTTTATTTCATTCAAATCATTTTTAATTTCACTCATTTCATTTTCAAGATTTTTAATTTTTTGTGCCTCGTTATATGCATTTTTATACCTTTGCAAGTATGCATTATAACTATCCACATCAGTATTCACAATTCCCTGCGAATAAGAATCTCTCATTAAATGATCTTTATCTTTTACCTTAATATATTCCATATCAAATTCTAGGTCTTACTGTTGCAATTGCTCTCAATGAAGAGATAATTGGTGGAGTTGCTTGGTTTGAAGACGCCATTACAATCTTAATTGCAAACGCATTAAAATCAGGAAGATCATCCACGCTATATTCATAATCTTTAAATGATCTGTCTGAAGTTTCCTTTACTTCAGAATCAGAAGAACCATCATTTCTTGAAGGATCAATTACCCTCTTTATTCCAACCCCATCAACTCTATAATTAGAATATCCTGGGAAAAATTCATAGTTTTGTGAAGCTTCAGGTGCATCATCTCTAAACAATTGATACAGAACTCTAACATCATTCAAGTTATTTCTACTGGCTGACAATAGAACTTTTAGAGAATTTGCTGGGAGTTTAAGTCTAACAGGTTTTGAGATATAAATGGTATTATGCTTATCATTAAACAAACTTCTAGTAAAATCATCATCGGCATAAAGAGATGCTGTTTGAATTCCAATAGGATTATTAATTAAATTGGAAGTTGTAATTACAGATGTCTTAATTGTGTCAATAACTGGAGAAACTCTAGAATCTTCGGACTGCATTAAAAATTCCATTGTCAACGAACGATTTCCAGGAACTTCATCGATGAATCTTGATTCATTAATTTCAGAGCATATAATTTTTGGTGTGGTAAAGTAAGTTGTATTATTGATAGAAATTTCTTCAAATCCACTATCAACAAATGATTTTTCATTTCCACCAATACTTGTACCAGTGACTGTCCTGATACGTGTCGTTATGTTTGTTTTTGCCGGAATAATATGTGCAATTTGGGGAGTAATTGACTCGTACTGAATATTATTTGAAATTACAGTTCCAGATTCTCCAGTTTGAATTGTGGAGTTAAAATAAAGATCATTGGTTCTATCTGAACCAATTGGAGCGCCCTCAAAATCAGAAGAATCCATATCAATCTTAATGTGATAACTATCCAAATCAATTGGATGTACATTTTTGTCAACTTCTGCAAAATTGTGAATTTTATTAATTCTTCTCAAAGAAACTCCGTTTAATTCATACTTATAAACGTAGACACCGGTATTGTATGAAATTGCTTGGGTTCCATCAATTTCTCTTGTCAAAGAAGTAAGAGAATTTCCAGACACTCCAGTATACGAAATAATCTCACTTCCGATGATAACATATCCTGGGTTGGAAGTACTTACTCCAACACCCTCAAAGGTATCAAAACCTTCTGTGGAAATCAAATCAATTGCATTTACTTCAGTACTTTCCAAGGTTGCAGTTGTTCTTGAATTAACCTCACTATTAAGGGGTCTCATTTCACTTATTTTTACATAATTTTCGGATGAATGCATACAATGATTTTGTTGATATATCTTCAGGTGCAATCCATCATAATATTGGTCTGGATTTATCATTGATACGGTTATTCCATTTCCAATAGACGTGGTAATTCCTGAAGAATTTACATAGTCAAGTGATGTTCCCGTATTAAATGTTCCTTGAACTTCATCAAGAACAAATGCATTTCTTGAATTTATTTCAGTGACAATAACCTTTCCGCCAAATCCAACATTTTGTCCAATATTGGGGATTAATAGAGAATCTCCAATTTGATATCCCATTCCACCATCAGTAATATTCACAGAATTGATAGATCCAGAAATTACTGTTATATCTGCAGTGGCTCCTTGCCCATAACCAGTTTCGGTAGTTAGGAGTACATCATTAAATATTTGAGTACCTGCTGTTGGCGTATATCCAAATCCAACATTACTTACAGTTACACCAGTTCCTACAGTTATACTTCCACCAATCCCAATCAGTGTTGATGATGCAGAATTTTGTTTAATTGTTACTCCAGGAACTATAATATTTGAGTCATATCCAGTTGAACCAAGTCCAACAAGAATCCTTTTTGATATAGTTTGAATTTGATTGGGTCCAGTAACACTAACTTTTTTATTACCCAAAGAAAGTTTTGGATTGAAGAATCTTACCAAACCTTCGGTTACAAAGTCTGCTCTATTAATTCTATACTTAAGATCTTCAAGTTGTGCAGGAGACCAAACAGTTCCGTTTTGAGATTTGAATAAACTTCCTAGAGTTGGTTGCTTATTGACTCTTACACCTGTTCCATTATAAGCACCTTGAGTTCCACCTATAAAGATATCTCCAGGAAGAATATTATTTTGCCCAAGTTCAGTTACAAATACTCTATAGTTAGGACTGTTTGATATTAAAACAATTGCATATTCTGCCTGAGTTTGACTTGCGATTGGTGCTTGTCTAACTGTCTGCTGTTGTGGTCCCTGAAGATAGATTGGTGATGGGAATCTAAAAGTAGTGGGAATAGTTGCATCTGCAGAAAGATTTATTTGGTCCGGAGTCAAAGTTACTTCGGAGAACGGAACTACCATGTTACTTGGAACACCAGCAACAAGAGGTCTAATTTGCAAAGTGACTGGTATATTATCTTCATCCTTAGTCTCAAACCAAACTTCTACGGAAGTTAAAAATACTCCAGTATCTTCAAAAACATAGAAAGATTGTGCAAGTGGATCGTATGGTTGCTGAATATTTACAGCACCTGGTTGAACGGTTTGTGTAATTGTAGTAGTATTGATTGTGTTATTAGTAATTGTTGTTGTATTAATTCGACTTGGGGGGATAATCGTAATATTTCTAGTAGTAAGTATGTTTGTTTCTGCGATATTTACAATACCACTTGAAGTAAATGGCGCTTCAGCACTACTTTCATTGATTCTGCTATTTGCAATAAACTCTACCAAATTAACTCTGTTGAGAGTCTCAGTATCAATTACTGTAAAAGTGTTTTCGCCATTTATCCATCTTGGATTTCCAACTGTATTTGGATCTGGAATAAACAATGATCCTATCAATGTTCCATAATTGTCCGAAATTAAACGAGTATTAGTAACTCTTGCCACAGCACCAGAACTTCTACCAATTAATGTCATGTTTGGTAAAACTTGCCCATAAAATTCAACTTCAGAAGGTAGTTCAAGAGCTCTAGTATCAACGTTAAGGAATGTTGAAGATGGAGTATATGTTTCTGGAATTGGTTGCTGAGTGTATGGATTTAATCTGAATACATCTGGCTTTGGAAGAGAATCTGGATTTGCAGGTAAAACTGCACCAGTGGCAAAATCAATAATAGGAACGGGATTTGTTACAAATGGTGGGTTAGAACCATCAAAAGGTCCTGTTTTGTGATTTGGTTTACACAATCTGAATTTTATTTTTGCTTGAGTGAAGTTGGGATCACTCTCAACAGTCTCCCCAATTTGGAATTGTCCTGAAATCATTTCAATTTCTAGGAGTTTTGGTATGATATAATCTTTTACATCAATACCTTGGAAAAATGTGAAAAATGCCGTTCTTGGTTTTAGTGCTCTAGCATCGAATTCAATATTTCTACTTCTAAGATATCTTACAGGTTCTGTATAATTTGATAATGATTCTGAAGTAGTATCTGTTTCAATAATTTTTTCTGGAGTAAAAGTAGTTACTGTATTACTTGATGATTGTGTAGTAGTTGTAGTTTGTCTTGTCTCATTGACTTGTCCTGGAGTAAAATCGAGGAATCCTCCTAAACCTCTTCCTCCACCAAATCCAGCTTGATCAACCATTCTAACAAGAAATCTTTCCGCAACATCAGGTGGAACAAATCTTTCCAGAAGTGCCTTGTCGCTTCTAGTCCAATGAAGACCATTAATTCTTATAGTATTTCCATCTCTAATTTCAATAGTTCTGTTTTCATTTCCTTCTCCAGCAGCAACGCTCCGACCATTTCTAAACCATCCACCAGTACCAATAATTGTAGCACTGCCGGGTATTCCTGGATTTATTTGACCAGCACCCAATGCATTTTGCGCAATTGTATTTCTTGCATTTCCTAACCAATCAAATGGACGATCGCCATTTTGTGCAATTGGTGGATTTGTATATACAACTTTGTCTTCCGATGTATTATTTACAATAGTAATATTTTGATCTGGCAAAGGATCTACTGTTGTTTTAACCTCATTAAAACTTGTAGTAGTAATGGCCTTTTCATCAATCCAAGTATCAATAGGTGGATTTAAAGTTAAAAATCCATTCCAGTATCTAACTAGAAAAGCAGTAACGCTTTCTGTTTTTGTTGCCAAAAGTTGTTGGTCATAAACGACTTCATTATAGTCTAGTGTGATTAAGTCTCCGGTTTTTCTAATTCCAGGAGAACCCAAATCGGTTACATAACTTTGATCTTTATTTGGCGAAAATGTCTGCCCAATTCCAGAAATTGCTTCAGAACCAAGTTGCAAATCTAAAGATGTAGTATAATGTAGTGGTCTTAGATGTTTTCTATCTTTATCAATACTGGATTTAAAACTTGGATTTTGAAGATCGTGGTAAAGATGTGTTTTAAAGTCATCGACAAAAAATCCACACTTAAATCTATCTAATCCAGTTTCGGCATCTTTTATAATAAAGTTTTCAGTTTTATTTTCCAATGCTGACAATGTTGTAAATTCTTCAACTCTTTGAATTCTGTCTTCAAGCAAAGAAATATCAGACATTCTATATCTCTTATGTTGAGCCATTCTTACGATGGCATTTTTTACATTATAGAGATATGGTGGGAGATTTACTATTGCAATATCAAAAGCATTATCTTTAAAAGGTGGAGCTATTGGATTATCATCAGGTTTTCCTGAAACTACTTCAAACCTTCCATCCTGATTTAAAAATATCATATCAATTCTACCAACATAATAAGAATAATTTAAAACAATATTTTCATCAGGAGCAAGAACATATTGCGAGTATTGTCCTGCGTTGGTGAATATACGAGATTCGAATTCAAATGGAGATTTTGATGATAGAGTATATGGAGCAACTCTGGGTCTTATATCAATAAAATCGGTAAGTCTTCTTCCATCAAAATAAGGAACTTCAGTTTTAAAATCTACGTTGAGATAACTATTTGCAGTAATAAACTCTCCAGTATCACTGGAATCTATAGTATAATTTTGAAAAACTATTTTTATCTTTTTGGAAGGTTCGACAACATTTCTTTTTCTAGCAATACGTCCATAATCGTAATATTGCTGTCGTTGTCCGCTGTCAAAAGTAAAGTTTTGTGTTATATTCTTGTCACCAAGATTTTTTTCGAGAACCAGTGCTTCAGTGGTCGATTCCTTACCAACTACAACTTCATTTTCAGTAAATTGATTTGTATTTAGATAGGCATATTCTAAAGTGTCTGTTGATATTCTATTAACTACTATAGCAACAGCCCCTGAAGTTTTTCCAGTAATATACTCCCCAACAACAAAGTCTTGATTGTTATTTGTTGGACCAGTGAATGAAGTTAATTTCAGTGAGGGTAAGATTGGGTCTGCAATAGAAGAAGACTCGTAGACTGCAAGAACGTTTAATACATCTGGAACATTTAGACATATTTCTTGATCTTGAACTCTTGTTCCATAAACTTGACTGTATGTTAGTCCATCATTCAAAGTAGTCGTTCCAATACCAGATGATGCTAATTTAGAATTACCTACTATTAAAGTATTGACCTTATTTAGCTTCTTAATTTTAGAATTTGGGCCATAGTTCCTAACCGTTGCAATGACATCAGCAATTCCACTTGACTTTGTTAATCCATTAAAAGTCAATTGCTTTCCAGTCAAACTAATATTGTATTTGTCTCTACGTAAAGGTTCTACAGAACCATCCGAATA